GGACGGCACGGGGCAGGGTGTGGACGGCCCTCTGGCGGCGTTTGCAGGCTGCCCGGTGCGGATGGAGCGGCGGCAGCGCCGGGCGTATGTGACGGCGGAGCTGGGCGGCGTAGCCCGGCGGGTGCGGTTCGGCGTTATCCCCGTGATGGAGGGCAGCGGACCATGAAGCGGAGGCGGGACCCGCGGCGGGAGCTGGCGCGGAAGATTTCCAGCGCGAAGCTGAAGGAGCCGCCAGAGCTGTGCACGCGGTGCGTGTGGGCGATGAAAGAGAGCGGGCGGCTCGCCTGTCCTTTCCCCCGCTGCGTGAAGTGGAAAACAGTTTTTTCAAAAGGCGTTTACGGCGCATAAAAACGGACACGGAAACCGGGAGCAAGGCGGGGTCGATTCGTCCCCCGCGGCGTGACCGGCGGGCATAGAAGAGCGGGAAGCCAGGCTGAAAGGCCCGGATGGCGAAGCATACCCAGCAGAAAACAGAACGCATCCTCCGTCTCGCCCTGCAATGCCGTTTAGCGCCGTTTCTGTGCCGTTTACGACCGTTTAAAAGCCCGTGGCGGGAAAACTGCCCGCCCGGGGACTTTTTTCGTTACAGGGGCAAATTCAAGAGCTTGTGGAGAAAGGAGGAGCAAAGGCCGGATGAGAAGGACACAGCAGTCAAGCATCGAGGCGCTGGAAAAGGCCATCGAGGAGCAAAAAAACACGCGCGATTTCAACTATATAAACGACCTTAAAATGCTCCGTAAACAGTATACCTGCACCAGTAAGCGAGACTATCTGAAGCTGCTGGACCTGCTGGTGGACAAATACAGTGCAGAAGAAACCGCCGCGGTCCATGCAGCACTGATGAAGAAGGTGCAGGCCGGGGACCTGGAGGCCATCCGGCTGTGGAATGAGCTGTCGAAGGAAAACCGGGACGTCGGCGAGGGGGTGCAGATCATTGTCGAAGCTCCTCGTAAATGAAAGAATATCCCCTGCATTCAGAGATTTGCTGTGGCAGATCCTGCACGAGCACCCGCATACGGTGGTGTGCAAGGGCGGGCGCGGGTCCACCAAATCCTCTTTTGTCGGCATCGCTCTCGTCATTCTCCTTCTGCAGCATCCGCAGTGCCACGCGGTGGTGCTGCGCAAAATAGCCAATACGCTGCGCAACAGCGTGTACGCGCAGATCCAGTGGGCCATCGGCGCGCTGGGCCTTCAGGACATGTTCCGGTGCACGGTGTCGCCCATGGAGATCACCTATCTGCCCACAGGCCAGAAGATCCTTTTCTTCGGCCTGGACAAGCCGGAAAAGCTCAAATCCATCAAGCTGCCGTTTGGATACATCGGCATCGACTGGTTTGAGGAGGCCGACCAGTTTTCCGGTGAGGCAGAGATCCGCAACGTCAAGCAGTCCACGCTGCGCGGCGGCGAGTTCGCCATGACGTTCCTGTCGTTCAACCCTCCTGCGGCGGCCCGCAACTGGGCAAACCGGTATGCGCGGGAGACGGAGCCGGGCAAGATCGTACACCACAGTACATATCTTACCACACCGCGAGACTGGCTGGGCCAACGATTTTTTGACGACGCGGAATTTTTGAAGGAAACGAAGCCTACCTCCTACCGCCACGAATATCTCGGCGAGGCCGTGGGCAACGGTACGCAGGTGTTTGACAACATTCGGCTGGAGCCCATCACGAAGGCGCAGATCAACTCTTTCGGAGAAATTACCTCGGGCGTGGACTGGGGCTGGTACCCGGACCCGTGGGCATGGAATCGCATGTCCTACGACGCCGCCCGGCGCACGCTGTACATCTTCGACGAACTCACCCGGCGCAAGCTCAACAACTTTGAGACCGCGCGCCTGGTCCAGTCGCGCATCCCCGAAGGTGAGGACGTTATCGCCGATTCCGCGGAAAAAAAGAGCTGCGGCGATTACCGGGATATGGGCATCAACTGCTTTGACGCAGTCAAAAAGCCGGGCAGCGTGCGCACCAGTATCATGTGGCTGCAGGGCCTTGCCGGCATCGTGATCGACCCAGTGCGCTGCCCGGATACGGCGAAGGAATTCACGGAGTATGAATATGAGACCACAAAGGACGGCGAGGTCACGTCCGCCTACCCGGACGCGGACAACCACCATATCGACGGCGTGCGGTACGGTACAAACCGCATCTGGCTGCGGGTGGGAACATGATGCGCCGTCTGCATGGATGGCTCGTCACGCGCTTTTTGCCGGTCTGGGCCAAGGAAACGATCCTTGAAGAAAACAAAAGGCTGCGCGCAGAGCTGGAACAGCAGCGTGCGGAAAACCGGGAGCTACGCGCATATGCACGGGGCCTGGAGGAGGGCCTTTCCGCGCTGCACGGCATGAGGCTCAACATCACACTGGAAGGAGGCGGACCGGATGAGCATAGTGAAAGCGCTGTTTGACCAGAGCGTCATCAGTACGGACGAATGTTTCGGACAGCCGGACGTCACCTCCCAGGAGATGCGCGACGCCATCAATGCATGGCGGGATACATACCTGAAGCGCGAGGGCGATAAGGCGTCCGATCCGTGCATGCGCATGGCTTACGTTATTGTGCACAAGCTGCAGAAAGGCGTTTTCGCAGAATACAGCTCGGATATTTTAGACAAGGAGAAAACGGCCAAGGGAAAATGGATGGACCGGAACCTGTCGCAGCTCGACCTCATCCGGGACAGCATCCTGCAGTGGATGCTGATCGGCGGGGAATGCTGGGTAAAGCCTGTACCACGGCCCGGCCCCGATGGCAGCACGATCTTTGCCCCACTGCTCGTACACAGGACAGACGCCGTGATCCTGGCGCGTGAACCGGACGGCCGCGTCACAAGCATCGTTACAGCGGAGCACACTGCCCGCGGCAGCCAGTACTATACACTGCTGGAACGCCGCACAGTGGATGCAAACGGATACTTGACCATTGAGAACAAGCTGTACGCGAGCTTTGACCGCGGTACGCTCGGTGTACGCACTGCACTTTCAAAGCTGGACCGGTACGCCCAACTGCCTGACCTCTATACGTACCCCGTTCCCGTTGGCGGCGTTGGAATGACGCCGCTGCGCGTGCCTCTGGCGAACTGTGTGGACGGCAGCATGGACGCCATCAGCATCTACGAGCCGGCCATGGGGCTGATCCGGAACATCGACCAGAACGAAAAGCAGCTGAACGATGAGTTCGAGCTGGCCCGGCACCGGTTAATTGCTCCGGCTGAGATGCTCAAAACAGGACGCGACGGCCGGCGTACTCTGGATGACAGTGTATTTGTCGCTCTGAAGGATATCCACAGCGACCTGGCGCCCACGGCGTTTACGCCGCAGCTGCGGGATGAACCCTACGAACGGCGTGAGCAGAAATATCTGCGCGCCATCGAGAACCAGATCGGGCTCAAGCGCGGGATGCTGTCCGACGCCCAGGAAGTTGAAAAAACCGCGTTTGAAGTCGCCAGTACGGCCGGCGACTACAACCTCAGCCTGCTCGACCTGCAGCAGGTCTGGTTCGACGGCGTGCGGGAATATCTCACCTTGTGCGATACGCTGGGCAAAATGTACCGGTACTGCGACCAGAGCGCGTGGGACGTAACGGAGCAGCTGGCCATCACCTGGGGCAACGGCGTGCTGTACGACCCTGATGGGGAGCTGGAAACGGATCTCCGTCTGGTGGCGGCGCAACTGCTCAAGCCTGAGATCGCGGTGGCCCGGCACTTCGACCAGCCCTGGGCGGATGAAGAGGACCTTAAAAATGTACGCGAAAAATATATGCCGGCCATGGAAGAGCTGGAACCGGAGGCATAACGTATGGAGCCGCTTGACCTGACGGGCGTAAAAGAGTACGCCTCCGAGATCGCGCAGCCGCTGCGCGACCGTCTGGTGGAGGACATCTGCCGGCGGGTAAAAGAGGCTGGGGCCATCACCACCACGGCGGAATATGAGATATACCGGGCTGAGCAGCTCGGTCTCGCTGAAAAGGAGATCAAGGCAGCCATCGCTGAGCAGTCCGGCATCAATGCCGGAGCCGTAGACATGCTGTTTGGGGATATTCTGGACAGGACTGTGCGATTTGAGGATAACGGCCAGCTGCAGCAGCTGGCCGCAACCTACAAGCGGGTCACGACCCAAGGCGCGAACCGGCTGCTGAAAAATCTGTGGGCGCCCGGTCCGGACGGCAAGCTCTATTCCATCGGCGAAGCCTACGACAAAATCATGGACTTTGCTTTTGCACAGACCTTCTCCGGCACAACGGATGTCAACACGGCGCTGCGCCGGGCCACGAAAGAGCTGGTAAAGCGCGGCGTCCGCACGATCCCGCGCAAAAACGGCAGCAATGTCAGCATTGAGTACGCCACGCGCAGCTATGTGATGAATCGGATGGGCACCATGACCAATGCCGTGCAGCAGATGAACCACGACAAGCTGGGCTGCGACGGCTGGGAGATCAGCGCCCATTCAGGGCCCGCTCCGGACCATGCACCAATTCAGGGCCTGCAATATCCAGACGCAGAATATACCAAATTAAACAGCGGCCTTGCCCGTGCCATCGGCACGCTGCAGTGCAAGCACATCGCGTGGCCCATCCGCATGGGACGGGACAAGCCTGTGTACACAAAACAGCAGCTACAGCGGATGCTGGAGGAAAACGAGGCCGGCGTCCTGTATGAGGGCCGCCGCTATACCCTGTACGAAGCCGGGCAGAAGCAGGCGGAGCTGGAGGCTCACATCCGGAATATTAAGAACAAGACACTGGCGGACGACGCGCTGGGCGACAAGGAAAACCTGCAGAAGCATCAGCTTATGCTGGCGCGGTACCGCCAGGAGTATTCCCGGTACTGTAAGGCCACCGGCCTGCAGCCACGCAGCGCACGCCTGCAGGCGGGGCGCGCGGCCCCCGCCGCCGCGGCGCGGGCGGC